TCAAATATACAATGTACAAGAAGTTCCTCTGGAATTATCACAATATCGATACATGGTTCTCTTCCAATAATATCGGATTAACTACGGACCGCAAGAACCAGTTAGTTCAGGATTTCGATTTCTTCAAGAAAGCTGTTATCGAAACAAACGACTTCTCTTCGTTCGTTGACAGCTGCAAGGCCGAAGACATCAAGCTTGCAACCAATTACCTTATCAATAAGGGCATTGAATTATTAAAGAAGCATAAGATAGAACTCAATACACATATCAACAACATGAATAAGAACGAAGAACAGATTATTCTCAACAATCCGATTATCTTGAGAATCTATATGCTCGGAAGCTGTGCGGCTCAATGTAGACGCGACTGGCCAAAGCTTAAGTTCTCTGTTCTCGACAAACGCTCACTTGACTCTATCGCATTATGGGAAGACTAACGTATGGCATTAACATTTAACTCTTCAATCGGTGTTTTTTCAAACTGGCGTTCCTTCGACGGTAGCTGGAAATTCGAATATACTCAACTGTATAATCCAGATGGAACACCAGTAACGGATAAATCTAAATATCCGGCTGGAACAATTTTCTTTGATAGCGATGTTTCGTCCTTTGTCATGAGTTCTTCCGTAAAGAATGTTTATATTGACAAAGTTCCTGTTGTAGTAAAATCTTCCAATATTCAATATACAAGTATCAACAGTATACTTGAAAACGATAATGCACAAAATGACGAAGAAGCAATTACTCCTGGTGTTCACCGTTGTACTATCGTATTTGAATCTAAAACTCCAATAGATCCAAGTAACTTATCCATTAAGTTAAACAAGACTGAACCATTAACGCTTTATGAAGTAAATCGTGGTAAAAATTTAATTACTTCTAATGGTACAGTTAAAGACATTTCGATTTCTCGAAATGCTGACCTTTATACTTTAACATTCTATGTATGTGTTGATGGTAGCAAACTTACAGATGATATGTTAAATGGTATTGTTGCCGAACAACAAGTTCCTGGTAAAGGTCAGATTTATGTAACAGTCTGGAATATTGCCGCAAATACGGTAACTTTCAATACTGAATATACTTGGAAAACTATCACTAATAAAAATGATATTGGTGATGTAACTCCGCTTATTATTACATTTACAGATCCTGTTCCTGAAAACAGAATCGTATACCCGCCTAATGAAGGTTCTGTCAAAGTTATTGTTCAGAATCCTAATTCCGAATTATTTGATATTGCACCTACAGTAATTTTGGAAGATGATAGTATTGGTGTTATCGATGATTATCGTTATGATTCTACAACTGGTACAGCAACATTCTATGTAAGACCTATCAATGAATCCGGTTATGTAGTTGTAAGTGCTTGGCTTGCCGTAAATAACACAGAAATTGACGGTACCTTGAAAGCTAAAACATTTGCTACTGCAATGGACGGTGAATGGATTGGCGCAACTGAAGGCCGTTTAATTAAGTTCAAACAGAATGTTCCGAAATATTTAAAGAACGATAATTATGCTTCATTCGTTCAGTCTACTGAAGATTTCTTTAATACCGTTTATACTTCCATGACAAACGGTAAACATATCAGTATTCTTGAAAAGTTTGCACGTATTAACAATTTCGACGATATTAAGGCCATGGAAGCCCCACTTATTGACCTTTATCGTAAGCAGTATGGTATCAATGTTCAGCCGAACAATGACGACTTGAATTTCTATCTTCGAAATAAACAGTTGCCGCCTCCAGCCGAGGAAGAAACCCAAACGAATTCGACAAATAGAAGTCTAAGAAGAGCGGCAGACCCACAAGATACCGATACAGAAGTTCTTAAGAATTACGTATTCCGCGATATTACCGGTTTGGAACTTAATAGCTTTATCAAAGACATCTATAAGAATATTCCTTACTATAACCAGATGGCTGGTACTTATAGAGGTATCAAATTTATCTTGAATCAGATTGGTCTTTGTGTAAAGCTTGTCGAAATTTGGTCTTCACGAGAAATTACAGATAACTTCGAACACGAAGAATCTTTCGCACGTGAAGATGAATTAAATGCAGAACGTTATAATTCTAACTTAGGTAAGCTTTCTGACATTGGTCGTTATTATCTTACATCTCGTTTCGATGTAGACGTTATGGACACTGGTTTGACATTTAGGGAGTTTAATGAACTTTCCTATAATATAGTCAAGTTAGTTCTTAAAATAAAGCCTATTCACCGTGTATTAAGAAAACTTGCATATGTTTTTGTCGAAAATACAGATATTCATTTCCAAGATTTCTTACTCGACAAGCTCGGTGGTTCTCAAGAAGTTCGAAACTATAAGTATACCTGGAATTTACTTGACACCTATGCTGCCAAAAAAACGACAGATGATAATGGTGTAAATCATACTTGGACTGTTCCAGACAGTAAAAATATTTATAACTTTGATGGCGTAATAAGAGCTGAAAAAGTATTTTTCCCGTTCAATGCATTGGATGCACAAGTAAAATATACTTGGAAGCGTTATAATGCTTATGGTGAAGATTTCGGGGTTGAGATGATCGAAGGCGCTGAAGCAAAAAATAAGTATGCTGACGTATTCTTGAACAAGCATGCTTATATGGAAACGCCAACACAAAAACCACGCTTTAGTATCGATGGCAGAACTGAACCACGTGAATTACTACCTAATGGTTATGCTGTAACTTCTAAAAATGCCTACAATAATCTATTCTCCATTGAGGAAAAACTTAAGCGTTCCTTCTGTAAAAAGATAGGTATCAATTTCTGTTATATAGAAACACGATTTAATCAAAAATATGGATATAAACCGCCAGAGTTATGGTGTACTGTTAATGGTACACTTACTTGTATATTAGAAGATTATTCTGTATATACCATCAATCCAGTAGACTTAACAATGCGTGATCCTAAAGACCAAACAAAAATTGTTAAACTCATAGACGCTTTTCTTGGTCGTGAACCATTAGGTGACATATCTATAACTTCAGATATGTGGTCGCAAAAGATTTTTGATATTGGTACTTATGCAGGTATTACTTCTGAGACAAACGGTTTCTATCTTAACTTGATGGGTGCCGCTCAGTCTGTATTGGAAGAAGTTGGTGTCGGACCATATTTCAACAAATCATATGTTGATAATAATGAAACATTACATACACCTATTGCATTATTTGCTCAAATTGCAGATTTCAAAATCGCATTAGGTACTGACTACTTGATATATGAAGATGGTGGATTACCTGATATTGTATCTACATATAATGCACGTACATATGTAATTATTGGTAATAAAAATTATACACCACCAGTATTTGAATTGACTTGGTTTGCTGCCGGTGATGATACAAATTATTACTTATTGAAAAAGAATGGTCGTCGAGATCCTGCCTATAAAGATACTGATTGGATTAAGGTTTTCAGACGTTCTGAAAAAGAAGATGAAAATGAAAATGTGGTCACTGCACATAATAGAACATATATGTATAAAGCAAATGACCCATTAGCTGGTTCTAATCCGCAAACTACTGCAAATATATATATCACAACCGAAGAAGATTGTGTTATTGATAATCTTCCAGAACTTGAATTAGATAGTAATAATAGACCTATTGTTATATTCGAAGCTGTCAATAGTTATTATGGTTCGAGTTTTACATTCTCTGATACAGATTTGGAAGAAAATAAAAATGTAACTGCTATATTTGACCAGTCTTTAGGACCGCGTGAACATGGCTTACACTTTATGGTTGTAGAAGAATCTCGACAAGATGGTATAAATACAATTATTTTCAGAGTATCTGACCGTAGTGACAGTGATTATACTATCAATAATGCTGATGCTGAATTTGCAATTTCTTATAGACAATAATAAAAAGGAGCTTTAAAGCTCCTTTTTATTTTAATTTCGGTTCTGATTTATCGTATTTACCGCTATACGTAACTTCCTGTGTTCGCGTATCAAAATTGAAATTCATACCACTCACAGTTCCTTCTTCTGTATATGTTGAATAGTATGCAGAGAACGGACGGAAATACTTATCATACATTGTCTTATTACCGAATTTAATCGTATCATCCTGGTTATCACCAAAACCAGATAACGACATATATTCCTTTTTCTCTATCCATTCATCGTAATGAGGAACAGCAGAAGTATAATAACAGAAGTTCTTATCATCATACAGTTCTTCAGTAGTATAAAGTGGATGATCTGCAGGGCTCCATTGCTTTGTTTCCTTAACAAGCAACTTAGCGTCAGCATTATATCTCGTTAATTGGTTCGTACGCGTGTAAAAATATTCGGTAGTAGAAGTCTTAGTCTTGTCGTCCCAAGTGGTTACAGGCTGTCCAGAAAGCACGTATGCGCTTGTTACGAGAGTATCATATACATTAGAGAAATCATGAGGCTGTGTAAGTGTTCCGTTAGGATTACCGAATGCCTGAGCATGCCATAAAGCACCAGCAGTCTTATCTGTCTGAAGGAACGTATTGATTTTCGTAATAATCTGCGCGGTCTTAATCGGTAAGTAGTATACACCTTCGATTGTAAACGTAATTGTTCCCTTGACTTCGCGACGGTCTTCTTCGCCCATTGCATCGTTATCAATCTGAATACCAGGGTCATTCATTCTAAGCTTGATAGAACGACGTTTATTGAAGAACCAGAATTCCTTTACGGCTAAGAACGCTGCTGGGCGGAATCTCGGAAGAATCTGCTCACCAATATCATTCACATCATCAATGTCTTCACAGTTGATTTCCATTGTAATATTCAGATTTATCGGTGCTGGCTGAACGTCAGACCAGAACTGTTCTTCCATTTCGTATTCGATACCAGCGCTAGTCAACACATCATTATAGAATGCACGAGTTTCATAAACACCAGAATCTCTATCAGCTGCATAACTAATGCCATCGAGCTTATAGGTTATATTTGGCAACGAAATATATGCCGGTTCTCCGGTCTCCTGTTCTGTTCTGAAATCATGAGACTTCTTTCTAGGACCGTACTTGATAGGAACACGAACCCATTTTTCGACTTCCTG